TGAAGAGCGAGTAAATGACTGGCTGGTAAGACAACAGGATATGGTGGTCTTGCGTAAAGGCTGGCCGGATTTTCTGTGTTATGACGGCACGTATCGTCACCCCTCGCGGGATAAAACATTCGAGGGGGTGTATCGGGGAAAAATATTTTGCGTGGAGGCGAAGACTGAGACGGATAAAGTATCTCCGCATCAGAGGCAAATGCACGAGGTTTTGATAAAGGCTGGAATACCTGTGCATGTTGTGCGTCCTGACGCACTGACCAAAGGCAAATATCCGAGAGCTAGGATGCTGTTTCATGAAACGCACCTCCAGCACTCTGTGGATAAGGTTGAGGTCTTGCAGAGGCAGGTGCAGGATTTGGAGTGGAAGCTAGAGAAAGTGCATGAGGAGTTGAAGCATTTTACGTTTGCCTTTGAGGAGGTGGAGAGTGAAAAATGAACTGTTTGCAGCGTTGTTAATGCTCCCGCTTTGTGCGGCGGCGGCGGACGACTTTCCGGCGGTGACAGTGGAGGAGAGGCACTGTATGGCGGAAGCCATGTACTTTGAGGCTCGAGGAGAAGGCTGGCTGGGCATGGTGGCCGTAGGCGCGGTGATTAAGAACCGCGTGGACGACCGTCGTTACCCGTCCACCGTGTGCGGGGTGGTGCACCAAGGTGCCGAGCGAAAAGACCGGCTGTGCGCTTTCTCGTACTACTGTGACGGGTTGCCCGAGCGTCCGGCCAACCAGGAACTCTGGGAGCTGGCGCAGCTCATGGCTGATGCTGTGCTGAGCTCTGGTGGGTGTCAGTGAACGGTGTAGGTGAGGCAACTCATTATCACGCGATGTACGTAACGCCGTGGTGGGCACCTGCTCTTGACAGGCAGGGCTGCATAGGCAATCACGTTTTCTACAGATGAAATGAGACGAGCAACGCAAGAGGCGATTCAGTGCACGCAAGAATTTATTCATCGAATGGTCCAGAAGGGGTTCTCGCATCAAGAGATCGCTCTTATTGTGCTCAGTGAGGCTTGCCCAGAGATGCGTGGGCTTTTTGGTGACATCAAACGAGAAGTCAACGACAATGAAGAAGATTAAGCGCCGCTCTCCTCCTGCGGCATCTTTAAGAGGACGACAATTCTGTCAGAGAATAGTTCCTTCCAAGAAGGGAAGGGGATCGTACAAACGGGACCGGGAAGCGAGTAGCTATGGCCACGCCGATTATTTTCCCCCACATCGAGATTGATGGGGTCAAGTATCCTCGAGTAACACTGCACTGGTACGACATCACTGGTGACTCATCTTGGGCGGATGTAGGAGAGTTCCGGGAGTTCCGTTGTGCAGAGGTAGTCACAGAGGGTTTTGTGTTCGATATATTTGAGCACGAGGGCAAGAAATTCGTCAGAACGTTTACCAGCTACATTGAGGAGGGCGAGGAGGGTCCGACCTTTGGTGACCGCGGGTGCTTCCCGGTTGATATCTTGAGGGGTGAGTCTCAGCACATAATCAAAATAGCCGAGCTCTACGTTAGAGCTCGAAGATAGTTTTTTTGTTTTTACGTATGACGGTGGGATTCTCATCATCTGGCACCACAAGCAATGCATCGAGGTCATAACCCATGGCCGCCAGCAAGGTTTCGACCTTATAGATAGACGGCTCTATAATTTTCCTCTTCTCGTAATTTTCGATGGTTGATTCACCAATTCCAGATCGATCAGAAAGCCCCACTCGAGTAATCTTGGATTCCTTTCGAATCTCCAATAAAATGCGAGACCAATGATCTGGAACTGGTGGTTTCATCAATGCTTCGTCTTGACCTTGTCGGGGTCGAACTCTTCGAGAATAGAATCGTAACTAGTGTAGCTTGAGCCTTGACTTACTCCCAGTGTGATCGCGAGCAGCCGACTCATCATGTACCCCAATGTGCTAACCCCAATGTGTGCGGCCCCATACTCAATGGCAACTCGAAACAGAGCTACTGTCCTAGCAACTGGAGTCACTTCTCCTTTAAATTCTTCGGTCAAGTTACAAACTTCCTCGTAGAAGCGGTCTAGGTCATTCATGAGATTTAAGATCCGTCGGAATGATGTGTCGTGCGTAGAACTCCATGGTCTTCTTGTTGGATGGAAAATCCTTAGCAAGCGTTACTAAGAATGCAATCTGCTGTGCCGGCGAACGGTGGTTAGCGTTTGCCATCTCCCATAAATCGCTCCACACCTCGAGCGGAACTGCCACTGATCTAAACCGGCGCTTATCTTCTGTTGCTTTAACCATCTCAATTCTCCTATTTAGTTAACCACTTTCTCAGATTCTCGCCCAACACCTCGCTGGCGATATTCATCTTGTTGCGTAGAGCCTCGACAATTCTCTCGTCAATGGTGCCCTCCGCAATAAAATCCACGTACGTAACGCTTTTGTTCTGTCCGATCCGGTGCGCCCGGTCTTCCGACTGCATGCGGACGGCCAAATCAAACGAGTTACTAAAATAAATAACGTTCTGAGCTGCCGTCAACGTAATCCCGTATCCGCCCGTCTGTGGGTTACCTACAAAAAACCTAGCGTTGCCGTTCTGGAATCGTTCAATACCCTCAGTCCGTTCTTCGTCACTAGTGTCGCCGAAGTACATAACTGTGGAATCCGCTCCATGCCTTTTGATTAGCGCTTGACTAATGCGTTTAACATCGTAGCGGAAGCGCGACCAGATAATTGCCTTCCCATCAGACTCATCTAGACAGGCCATTAACTCGTCCAGCCGGTTATCCTTGATATCTATAAGGTCACCACCGTCTGTTTTTGTGTGTCCGCTCAGGACTTGTTGCATGCGCAGCAACTGCGTCATGACATTGTCAACCGTCATGAACTCGTCATCATCTATTCGCGCCAGTGCGAACTCTCTCAATTCATTATAGATCCGCGCTTGGTCGTCGCTGAGTGCGATGCTTCTCTGCGTGTAGATTTTGGGAGGCAAGTCCAGGCACTCATCCTTGCGAATGCGACTGCTGAAACTCCGCAGTAGCCATGACAGCCTATCTAAATCTCGATAGCCCACTACCAAATTAAAGGAGTGGCTGCCTAACTGGCGCCGTTTCATAACCGCGTATCGATACTGGAACTGGTAGTAGTTGTCTCCCACGTCGCCCAATAGATCCTTGTCGAGGAACCGGCATTGCGCCCACAAATCGAGAGGCGACTGAGTTACAGGCGAGCCTGTCAAAATCCGCCGATACTTGGCCAGCTCGCCTATCCTGATAATGGCCTTTGTCCGTCGTGCCTTGGGCGATTTAATAGTAGTGGACTCATCAATAGCAAGAAGCGCCTCAGAGCTCTTCAAAAGCCGCTCGAGGAACCTTTGGCCTTTGACCGTGGACAAAGCCTCCACGTTTACAATAAATATCCTGAGGGAGTCGGATGGTTCCAGAATGGACTTCAGCGCATTCTTATGAGCCTTGGTGGGCGTCGGGTTCCAAATAACCATCGTTTGGGGGATTCGGTCAGGCAGGTGCTTTGGCAGTTCCTGCTTAGCCCAATTGCGATAGACTCCCTTGGGGGCCACCACAACAAACGTGTTTATTAGGCCCTCCTCATATAGCAAGCCCACATTGTCGATGCAGATTTTGGACTTGCCCGTCCCCATCTCGAGGAATAAGGCCCAGTTGGTGTGTTCCCAGCAGCGCTCAAGCACGTTGGCTTGATGCTGGAAAGGTGCCGTCTTGAATCGGTAGGTCATCTTTCTCCTTTATCAGGTAAACATCTTATTTCATGATACAGCAACGGCACAGAAAAGGCCAAGAAACGTGATGCACGGGGGAAAACTATTACTTAAGGTACGTCTTGGACCCACATTCAGGAAAACGGCTGGGACGTATGACGGCTTCACGGTAGGGGGGTCGTGAAGATTTAGGGGAAAACTATTACTTAGTGCGCGACTTTCTGCGGGGGGATCACCAAAAGGAGTTTTGGTGATCCCTGTAGTAGAAGATTGACGGGCGACGATCCATCAGCCATACTCGCTTTTCGAAGGAACTACTTTCCGTTCCTTCTTTTGCAGAGAGGAGAAAGGTTTGAAGCTACGTCCCACTCCTGTTGTGTACGTGGTGCAAGAAAATCCTCGGGTCGATGTTGTTTCAGCGGCCCAGTGGGGAGACCTAATTCCGCTCGCAAATCCTTACGACCAAGTTCATCTCAATCCAGGTCGAATCGTCTTACAGTTTCGTCGCAAGCTGCGCAATTACAGTGATAGTGATTGGCTGTTGCCGTTAGGTGACCCAGCTATGATCGGCATTGCGTTTGCCATTGCAGCGGATATGAACGAGGGACGAGTAAATTTGCTCAAGTGGGACCGGCTGGAGAGGCACTACTACCCTGTAAAAATCAGTGTACGTGGAGGGATTGAAGAACTTACAACCTGACGAGGATATACGTATGTCGAAAAACGATGACTTGTGGGAAACGATTACCGCTGACGCATCTGTATTTGTCGGTCTGACGACGGAAGGCGGGTCTGAACTGAGTGACCTAGTGGGACAAGCCGCGAAGCTCAACAAGAAGGTGAGTGCGGCGGAAGACGAAGTTCGCACCTTGAAGCGTAAGCGTGACAGTTACCTGTATGACCTCATCCCCGCGAAAATGCGAGAGGTCGGTATGGATAAGGTGGAGGTGAAGGGCAACACCGTTAGTCTCCACCCGTTCGTATCCGCAACAATGCCCAAAGATCCCATGGAAAAGCAGGTCGCTTTACAGCATCTGCGAAGTGTTGGTGCTGGGGATTTCGTAAAGAACACGGTCAGTGTGAGTTTTGGCTTGCGCCAGGACAATGAGGCCAAGAGTTTTGAGGCTGACCTGCATGATCGTGGGCTTGAGCCAGAGAGCAAAACATGGGTTGAGCCTATGACTCTGAAGAAGTTGATCAGGGAACGTGTTGAGAGTAACCAAGAGATAGACTTGGAATTGTTTAACGCCTATATCGGAACCGTAGCGAAAATCAAAGGAGCTTAGAAATGTCAAAGACAAATGGAAAACTAACGACGGACTTGGAAAAGGCTTTTGCGGAGGATGCCGGGGTTGGCTTCGAGGGAGTCACCTCCAGTGACTTGCAGATTCCTTTTTTGCGGATTATTCAGGCTTTGTCACCACAACTGAAGAGGTCAGACCCAGCGTTTCTCGAGGGGGCGCAACAGGGAGATATCTTTAACACGGTGACGAACAAGTTATGGACCGGTGATGAGGGAGTTGTTGTTCTACCCGTTTATTTTGAAACGAAGATGTTGGAGTTCGTCCCCCGGACGCAGGGTGGTGGTTTCGTTGGAGAGCTGTCTTCAGGGAGCCGTGAGGTTAGCGCTGCCGTGCGAGATCCAAACACTGGTATGGAGATCCTTGAAAGTGGCAATGAGCTCGTGAGGTCGGCGAGTCATTACGTCAAGATAGTCCACGAGACCGGCAATTACGAAAACGCCATTGTGGACATGAAGAAGACGCAACTGAAAAAGAGTCGCCAGTGGTTGTCCATGATGATGATGCAGAAGCAGAACGGATCAACACTGCCGAGCTTTGCTTATATGTATCGTCTTCGGTCGGTGGAAGACGGCAATGACAAGGGTAGTTGGTACACATGGAGCATAAGTCTAGTGGGTATGGTGGATAACCTTGTCGCTTATAAGGAAGCCAAGGAACTGCATGGAAGTATTAAGAGCGGGGGGATGCGTCTTGGACCTCCACCAACTGACGCGGCCTTGGAAGCCCCTGTCGAAAAAGATTTACCCTTCTAAGGTATTTGCCCCCCCGTTCGCGGGGGGGTTTCTTATCATGACTAACTCAGAACGTTTTTTTAGATTGTTCCGTGGCTACTCCGGAGCCTATGGTAGAACTACTGTTACGGGACAGAAGGCGAACGGTAAGGCTAAGGCAAACTCTTACATTGTTCGTGAACCGTTGACGGTAGAGCTCATAGATAAGCATTTGAGCGGTGCCATAGGCGTTGGTTCAATACCTATAAATGAGAATAGCCTTTCTCACTTTGGCTCGTTAGATCTGGATGACTACAACCTAGACTTGGTTGCAATTCACAAGGATGTAAGTCGATTAAAGATGCCTCTTGTTCCTTGCAGATCGAAGAGTGGAGGTGCCCATCTGAATGTGTTTCTATCAGAAGCGATGCCCGCGGTTGATTTGAGAGACATACTCGCGGAGTTTGCTTCAATTCTTGGCCATGGCACATGCGAGATCTTCCCCAAGCAGGATGAGGTGCGCACAGAGCGTGGTGACGTAGGGAACTTTATTAATCTCCCCTACCACAACGCGGAGTACACCACACGGTACGCCATTGATGAGAACGGGGAGCCGCTTAGCCTTGAAGAGTTCTTGGACTTGGCGGAAGCGACTCGTTGTACGCCAGATGAATTGCGAGCTTTTGCAAAAGTCGCAGACAACCTTCTACCAGACGGGCCGCCTTGCCTGCAACAACTAAGCAGCGGCGGCATACCTGAGGGAGGAAGAAACAATACCTTACTAAACATAGGGGTCTATTACCGGCAGGCACACCCAGAGACATGGGCCGAAAAGCTAGAAGACTACAACAGAGAGTTTTGTTCCCCGGCGTTGCCTGCCAAAGAAATTGTCACTATACAGAACCAGCTTGAGAAGAAGGATTATTACTACACCTGTAAGTCTGAACCGCTACACAGTCACTGCAATCGTGCTAAGTGTCGGTTGCGCAAGTTTGGTATTGGAAACGGTCAAGCGTTACCTATGCTAAGCGGATTGACGGTTGTGGAGTCTGAACCGCCAGTGTGGTTTGTAGATGTTGATGGCTCGAGGCTTGAGCTCTCCACCAAGCAGTTGCAGATCCAGCAAGAGTTTCAGCGTGCTGCTATGGAGCAGATGTATAAGATGCCAGCTCGTATGAAAGAATCGGATTGGCGAGACTTGGTGGACGGTCTTTTAGAGAACGCAACGAGGATAGAAGTTCCTGATGAGCTGACTCACAAAGGGCTTTTTGTTGAATTGGTAGAGAACTTTTGCACCAGTCGCTTACAGGCACATTCCCCTGAGGAGTTGGTGGTAGGCAAGCCTTGGACAGAAGACAGTTACACATATTTTAAGTTGTCGGCACTTCAGGATTTTCTGAAGCGGCACAACTTTACGTACTATACCAGGGGGCAACTCACGGAACGGTTAAAGGAAATGAACGACGGCGGCAGGGCGATGCATCAATACAACTACAGAGATGATCGCGGGGAGTGGAGAAACGTGCGAGTGTGGGGGATTCCAGAGGTGACTAAAGGCGATGTGGATCTAGATGCCGTTCTGATGATCCACTATCACGGCACCCCACTTAGCCCTCAGATTGAGTTGCTGAAGATGGCGGGGAAGCATTTTTGCGTGAGCTTTGCAAGAACCGATAACGCTACTTGGTGTTTTGCTCACGGGCAAAGTGTGATGTGGGACAACGGTGCGTTTAGTTTCTACACACGTAAGACTGCCATTAAGTGGGATAAGTTCTACTCTTGGGTTGAGCCTCGCTTAGGACACCCCCATTGGGCTGTTATTCCGGACGTGATCGACGGGACAGAAGAAGCTAACTGGGCATTGATTAAGGAGTGGCCACTACGCAAAGATTGTGCGGCCCCTGTGTGGCATTTACATGAGTCGCTGCTGCATTTACACAACATTCTTGATGAGGGGTTTCCCCGCATTTGTTTTGGTTCGTCCGCTCAATATTGGCAGATAGGCTCATTGGCATGGGAGCGACGCATGGACGAAGTTTTTAACAGCATTTCGGCGTCTGGCTCAATGCCTTGGGTTCATATGCTTAGAGGGCTTTCGTTGTGTGGGGACAAATGGCCTTTTGCA